TAAGAAATATCCTGGTTTGATTACAGCAAAACCTAATAAACCAAATATATTTAATATTTCTAAATTGAAACCTAAGTCCTTCGTATTTAATTTCGATCCTTTTTTACATAAATATTCAAATGCTTCTTTACAATTAAAAGCACTCATAATTCCAATTAAACTCATTTTTTTTTTTGGTTTCCCTGGAATATGTGAAATCGTAATGAATTCATCTACAAGAATTTTTGAATTATAGGTTAAAGTAAATTCATAAAAACAAAAATCCAAAAAATACTCAATATGTGTTTTATTAAACATATGGTAATTTAATAGTAAATTCAATAATATTCTTTCAAAATCCAATTTGAATAATTCACTTTTGATAAATATTTCTTCTGCTTTTTTTTTATTTTTACGATTAATAGAAGCAAATTTATAAAAATGTTCTAAATTTTTTTTATAAATTTTTAAGTCAAATTTTAAAAAATTTGATTCTAAAAAAGATATATGATTCATTTAATATTTAATTATATATTTATTTTTTTTTAGTTTTTTTATTTTTTTTATTCTTTGAACTCCTGCTTTTCCCAAAAACAACTTGCGGAGAAACATTATTTTCAACATTTGGTCTAAAATTATAAGGAGGTACATTATTTTTTACTTCTTCCCAAGAAAAACTAGAAGGTACATTTTCCCAAGAAAAACTAGAAGGTATATTTTGTTGTTCTTGTTCTTGTTCTTGTTCTTGTTCTTGTTCTTGTTCTTGTTCTTGTTCTTGTTCTTGTTCTTGTTCTTGTTCTTGTTCTTGTTCCATTTGTCTTGGAGAAGCGTAAAATTTATATTCAGGTAAATTTTCATTAGGTGGAGTTTCTTGATATATCGATACAGGTGTATGTAATCCTTCACTGTAAGAAGGTTCTATATTATATGACATTAATAAAGTCGCAAAATCTTCATTACCTAATAATTGAACCAAATCTGGTATATTGGAAGAAATTGGTACTCCATTAAATTGTGATGCTATTCTTTGTGGTAAATTAGAATAAATATGTTGAGCGACCATAGGGTCCAATTCTAATTCCAAAATACCTTGTGTTTTATTTGCTATTAATTCAATAATATCAAAATTGTAATAGTCGCGGGTTACATTTTTGAATGATTTTTCGATGAAAAAATCATCTCTAATTTTTAGATTAAAAATTAAACCAAATATATTTAACACCTCTGGAGAAAAATTTAAATTTGTATAGTTTATACTAACTCCTTTATCAACAAAATATTTAAACCCTCCATATATATTTGCCAATGCCATAATACCTATAAAATCTATTTGTGGATTTATAACAGGTATACAATCCAAGTCTGAAAATAATTGATAAACATTAATAGTTATTTCAATATCAATAAATTCTTCAAAACAGAAATCTAAGAATAAATCCATATTGTCAAATTTATCATAATTTAATAATAAACTTATTACTATTCTAATTTTATTCCTCATAAATGAAGTATTTTCTTTAAAAACTTTTCTTAAATACCTTTCGTGTCCTCTCGACAAAATTTTATTGAATAGATCAAAAAAATTTCTAAACTTATGTATATCATTTATTCTATAATAAAGTAATAAAAATTGTGTTATATCTAGTTTCATTGATTCATCATTCATAATATATTTTTTAAAGAAATGTTTTTCTTCCGCCAATGACAATATAATATTAAAAACCTCTTTATTAGAAAATTGAAAAGCAGTAAATAAATAATCTACTTTCCTAAAACCGAAACGAAACTTTTTATTAAAATATGACATATTAATATAAGGTTTTAACTCTTTCAAAATATATTTATTATTCCGCATTATTGCCAACTCTATACAATTTAGTTCGCCAATGATCACTTTATTAATATCAAAACCAATTTTTATTAATTCTTTAATAAAATTTACAATTAACTTACTTATAACTATATCAGTTTGTTTCTCATTTGAATAAATTGATAATAAATTAAATAAATCTATATCTTCTCCATTAATATTACCAACTAATGAAAAATTGACTTTATTTTTTATAAAATTTTTTAATAAATACTCTGCGTAATATATTTTTTTACACGCAATACATATAAAAAGTATATTTCCTGTAATTTGTTTCCCATTATAACTAATTCTAAAATTCTGTGTATAAGATAAATAATCTTTTTCCAAAATAATTTTTTTACCTTTATTTACCCTTTTATTTGTTATTAAATTACAAAAGAATGAAAAAACTTTAATTCTTATAGGAAATGCTTTCGTGATTAATGAAAACAAAAAATCTAAATAAATATCATTTGTTTCAAATAATCTAGGATTTTTTTGTTCTTCGTCATATAATACTTGTTTTATCAAATCAATGTCTCCGTGGTCACCTCTATATATGCCCTGATAGATATCATTCTCAAAAGAATTTTTACCTTTTACTATATCACCACTATGAAAAGTCATACCTCTTCTATATGCCCCTCCTAATAATTTTTTTTTTGTTCTTTTATTAAACATTATAATATATAATTATAAAAAAAAATTATTCATACTAAAAAAAGTTAATTATACTAAAAAAAGTTAATTATACTAAAAAAAGTTAATTATACTAAAAAAAGTTAATTATACTAAAAATTTAGAATGTTTCATCGTGATCGTCGTGAACATTCTGTGCCCTACCTGATGGGTCAGCTTTCACACCCTCCCAATCTGTATTTGGAACCCAATATTTAGAAACCTTTGCGCAATTTGGAAATAATTCTTCAAAAATTCTCCTATAAAATAAACCTTCCTTTGTTGTAGGAGTATTTACGGGATAATCAATTTCCAAATCTCTCATTTCGTGATCCTCAATTGAAGACTCCGCCTCCTTAATTAGTGAATCAACCCAATTATATCCTACTCCATCACTAAATTGTTCCTTTTGTCTCCAAAGAACAGAGTCCGGAAGATATTGATATCCCTCTGTATTCATATCCTTATCAAATGCCTTTCGAAGAATATATTTCTCGACGCGTGGTTTTCCTTCCTCTCTTGCTCTGATTTTTAAATCAGGACGAATAGGAATTGCTGTCTCCAAGAAAGATTTATCCAAAAATGGTACTCTAACTTCTACACCCCAAGCCATAGTACTCTTATTTGCTCTAAGGCAATCAAAATAATGTAAGTTCTTAACCCTATCCATACATTCCATATGGAAATCCTCTTCACTAGGTGCATTATGGAAATATAAATATCCTCCTAGAATTTCATCTGCTCCTTCACCAGATAAAACCATCTTAATACCTGTTGCCTTAATCATTCGCGTCATTAAATACATAGGTGTACTAGCCCTAACTGTTGTCACATCATAAGTTTCTAATTTATAAATTAAATCCCTAATAGCATCTTTTCCTTCTTGGATTGTAAAATGTAATTCGTGATGAATAGTTCCCAAATAATCCGCCACTTCCCTGGCATATTTTAGGTCAGGGGCTCCTTCCAAACCAATCGAAAAAGAATGGAGAGAATTCCCCCAACCTTTATTTTTTCTCTCTTTTAAAATCTTATTAGTAATAGAAGTAATTAAACTTGAATCCAACCCACCACTTAAAAGAACACCGAAAGGGACATCTGTCATTAGACGCTTTTCTACCGCATTAGTTAATGATTCTCTCACTTTTCGACACATATCTTTCTCTGTTATTTGATAATCCAAATCTAAAATTCTCTTAGTCTCCCAAACTGGCGTATAATACGGAATTATTTCTCTAGTTTTTGACATATAGTGTCCTGGAGGAAAAATCTTAATTTCACAATTAGTATTCCAGAGACGAATTGCCTTGAATTCAGAAGCAACGCACAATTCACCAATTTCATTTTCAGCATAATATAAAGGATTAACACCAATTGGATCTCGGGCAATAAAGAAATCCCTATGTTCTTTGTCATATAAGAAAAAAGCAAAGACACCATCTAACATATTGACAAATGGATGCCAGTATTTCTGATAGAGTGGAATGATAACCTCGCAATCACTTTTAGTCTTAAAATCATAACTACCATGTAAAACAATATCTTTTAACCCTTTGTGGTTGTAAATTTCACCATTTACTGATAAAATAATATTTTTATCAGTACTTACTAATGGCTGTGCGCCATTATCAACATCAATAATTGATAGTCTCTCGTGAGCAACAACTACCTTATTTTCATTATCAATATAAATACCATTCCAATCAGGTCCTCTATGCCTTAATGACTTAGAACACTCTAAATATTTTTCCCTCTGGGAATTGAAATCCCCAGACTTGTCTGTTCCAATAATACCAAAAATTCCGCACATAATTAAATAAATAAGATTATTAATGCTTAAATTAAAATAATTTTATTTATTTTTTAATTATTTCATTTATCTATTTTTAATTATTTCATTTATCTATTTTTAATTATTTCATTTATCTATTTTTAATTATTTCATTTATCTATTTTTTATTTATAGAAAACTTAAATAGTAAGATATTTTCAAATTTTTCCATTGTAAAAGACATAAAATAAACGAGAACATCAATAATATCTTCTCTATTATCCATCATTTTTCTAATATTGATTTCGTATTCTCTAGTAATTTCATCTTCCACCGGTGCCTGATATTCCCATAATATGTTATTTACATATTCTACTATTCCTTCTAAATCCGAATATCTATATGCATTGTGTTTTATCATCTGTTCTATCAATTCTACATCGATAACATTAATTATTTCATCTCTAATATTTTTATTTCTAGGAGAAACAGCAACAATAGTATTAATTAATTCTTTTAAATTATTAATAAATAAATTTGTATTTGATGGTTCTTTTTTTAAATCTTTTTTCATCAAATCCCAAAATGATTTTTTCATATTTTTTGTAAAAGATACAACTAATTTATCAATAAATTCTTTATGTTTTAATTCCATTTCTCTTCCTTCATGTAATAATTTTTGATATGATAAAAACTTTTCATTACCTAAACTTCTATCAAGTGATAATATTTTTTCTAATGTTTTTTTTTTTTCTGATTCAATATTTTGTTTAGTTAACTCATATAATTCCTTATTTTCGTCTGTATGTTTTTCCTTTTCAAAATCTTTTTCTAAAAAAAAGTATGTTTTACTTAAATTATAAATTAAACATTCTTTATCCATTTCTTTCCAATCATTAAATGAACATAGGTATTCATTAAAATTGCGAAAAAAATCCTTACATCTAGTAAATAATACTATTTCATCTAATTCTTCTTTGTTTGTAGAATTTAATAATAGGAAAAAATAGATACGCATTGAATTTCCAATTTTTTTTAAATTTTTAAAAGTTATCGATTCTTCATTACTATTCATAATATCAGGATAATATAAAATTGTAAAGAAAGATAAGAAATTCTTAATGTTTAACAATTTTAAGTTAATTTTCGGTTTTAAATATTTTTTTTTTTCTTTATCTAAATAAAAATCTTGTAATATATTGAAAAAACTTTGAAATGTTTTTAGATTATCTATTTTGGTTATTATTAAACGGAATAAATTAAATTTCTTATCACTAAAATTTTCATCTTCTAATATAGAATTTATTTTTTTGGATAAATTTTTTAATTCAACATTCATCATTACTATAATACAACATAATTTATAAAAGTATAAAATTATGGGTATTCAACATAATTTATAAAAGT